CTGAACATATCTCTCATATCGTCTGACTTAGATTGTTCCATTGTGTATGGGACACATAATACTTTAGTTTCTGCATCTTGTTGTATGATTGCATCTCTTGCTTCCATACAGTCTTTCATTGAGGGTAATACAGTGTCTACATTACCCAGACTTATTGATGTTACCATCAGTAGTGCTTTTATCATCTTTCACCTCACTTTGTTTATGTTTTTTCATTGTTTCATACAATTTTTCTTGTTTCTTTTGTTCTTCTTCTAATTGTTTTTTTGTCGTAAAATCTGCATTGAATGATAAACTTACTCTTAAATCATCTGGGTCTGTTGACCTATAGGGCCATACCATGTGATGTTGTAGTGCTGGAAACACATACATATCACCAGCCTCTGGTTTAAAAGAACATTGTGGATTTGTAAAATTAGGGTCTGTTCCACCATTGTTCATAAATGTAATTTTCCCATCTGATTGGTGATGTTCTTTTCTACCTTTTATTTGATTTTTAGGTGTTTTTAAATAAACCACTGATGATACTTTACAGTTTGTGTGAACATGAACTGGATTATATTCATTAGCTTTTTGATTAACAAACCACATTGTGGTAATTTTTGTAAGTATTTCTTCTTTTAAAAAATCTTTTATATCTTGTTCTCCTCCAACCATTGTTTGTGACATTTGACATCTAACAAATTGTTCAACTGATTGTCCACACCACTGCCCCCATTCTGGAAATTTTTCTAATATTTCTGGTGTTACTTGTGGTTCTTCATCTATTTGTCCAACAAGTTGACCACCAAAACTTTTCCAATCTTTCATTGTATAATCATACATTGCCAACAATTTTTTAAAGATATGGTCAGGTAGTTTTATTTTACAAACCATATTAGACCAAGGCTGTATGAATTGAACATTTAAAATGTCTTTTATTGGTTCTTGTGGTTGGTCGTTTAACATATTTTTAATTTTCATTCTATAATCCTATCATAATTAAATATGCACCTATAATCACACCAAACTCTGTTAGAGTGAACCATACATCATATTTACTTTGGTCGCCAGGCCGATGATACATCAACACTGATGACACTAATAATATAATAAACCCTATTTCTACATTTGTCAAGTAATTTCTCTAAAACCAGAAGCACAGTATTCAAATGTCTTATTGTTGATTATTACTTTGTCACCAACACTCGTTGACCTTGTCTTATACAATGCATTGACATCATTATTATTCCACCACGCATCATCAATACTGTTAGTCAACATAAATGCTTTGTCAATCTTCTGTAACAAAGATAGGTTCTTGTCTATATAAACCTCTGCGACAATCTTCTCACCACCGTTTTTCCAGTCCTTCTGAATAACAGTAGCTGTGTCTTTAGTAACTTTGTTTAGATTGTTTTGTAATATCTTGTTCATCATTTCACCTCTCTAAATCCACTATACTCTAATATTACCATATCTCCAAAGTGTTTGTCAAACACTTTTACTAAATTGTTGTAATCACCAGATGTCATTTCTTTTAACACATCTGCTATGTCCCTTCCTAACGCATTCCTACCAAACCCTTTTCTCATAAGGTTGTTTGCAACACCCAACAGGTTATATGCGTTACCTTCAGGGCCGTCTAAATCTATTATCATTTTGTCTGAATTTTGTTTTTGTCTTATCATATCAACCTCATTATTATGTTATTAAAAAGAATCACTTACACTATTATAATACCAAACTATGGGGTATTTGTCAAGTAATTTATCAAGTAAAATATGGGTCTACAGTGGAATTAGGGTCTTCTATTTTTGCGATATTTTTGACCTCTGGAATGTAGTGTTGCAGTAGCTGTAGGATACCCTGTTGCAGTGTATAATCTGAAGATGCACAACCACTACACGCACCACTCATAAACATAGTTGCGATTCCGTCTTCGTATTTTTCTAGGGTAACTACACCACCATGCATTTCTACACTAGGTTGTATTTGTCTATCAATGATTTCATTGATGTGTTTTGCAACTTCTTCATCACTTCTCATGTAAAACGTCCTATACCTTTTTTAGTACCTGCTACTCTCTTCATCTCTAATTCTTTTGCAATCCAGTTCTTTGCGATACCATTGTTTACTTTCTTCATTGCAAGACTTTTCACTCTCTTATATACAGCTGTCAATATATCTTCATCTTTATCATTGTTGTCAATGATAATAAATCTACCTTTAAATAGATTACTAAACTTACCTATATTTGATTGCACATCTTTCCAAGATTTTACCACAATCTTTTCTGGTAATGTTCTATCTCTTTCTTGATTTCTTTGTAATGCAACATCAAGTGATGTGTTAACAAATATCATATGACTTTCATAACCTAATTGTTGTAGAGCTCTCATCTCAGATTCTAGTTTATCATAATCTCTACCAGTACCATCAATAATCATACCTAATCTACCTTCGACATAATTACTCTGTCTTAACTTTGTTACTCTCTTTGCAGTATCTCTTAACTTATCTCTTTCTACTTCTTGCGACTGACCAAGTTTTGTATCCATCTTCATTGTTAAACCAGCTGCCTTGACTAACTTCTCAAATGCATCATCACTGTTAACAATACGCATACCAAACATTGCAGTGGTTCTTTTCACTACAAAAGACTTACCACTACCTGGCCCGCCTGCAAGAAAGAATGCTTTAAATATATTGGGGTCGTAGACGCCCTCCTGTAGTTCCTTGAAGTATTTCATGTTCCGTTTCTCGTTCTAAAAATTCTTGTTTATTATATTTAGTTCCCCTGTCTATTGATATGATGTTGGTTCGTGTTTGACTTTGAAATGTCATCTTTCTTACTCTATTTCTAGTTTTACCTTTTTTCATGTTCTTCTTCATGTATTTCTCCATTTGGGTTATGTTATATAATAATATGAATTATTTTTGTACGAGTCTCCTTTTTAATTATAACTAGGGACATAATTTTTACCCCCCTTACCTCTAGGCTCTTCTGAGGATTTACTGTTTTTAAATTTAAATGGTGTTGAATCTTTTACACAACTCATTAAAACTCTATGTTGTCTTTCTGATTGGTCAAAGTCGTGTTTTAATTGTGTTACTAAAAAATTACCCTTGTAGATGGTGTCCACTTCTTCATTATCATGGTCTGTTCCTGTGATTGGAAACTCTAAATTAACCATATCTCCTGCAGCTAATTCACTATATCCATGAACTTTAACTTGAACATTTAATCCACCATTAAGTTCTAGATTCTTTGATTTTGATGATTGTAACCACTGTTCTACACTGTTATCTGCGTGATTGTATCCTATGTCTTTGTCGTAGAACTGTGTGTCATATGTACCATTGTTTGATGTGGGGTGTAGATGTATTCTAGAAGATGAAAAATCTCCCATAGTGTTACTCCTTCTATCAATAGAGGTGTTATTATATATAGGATTTTTATCTATTCTACCATGTTTATTAAAGTTGTTAAAGTAATTGAAATTATAGTTCTGATAATTCTTGTTAAATATATTATACTTTATTAAATTAGAGCCTAACATTCCACCCATACTTGTTATTAAAGTATCGTTTGTTCTTGATATTGCAAATGATAAAATTCTTCTGTAATCTTTTTCTATGGTATCAACACTCTTCGTATCTGACAAAGATTCTGTGTCTGCAACAAAAGTTCCTCTTGAGGGTGATTTATATAAACCATCTAAACATCTAAACTGAAAACCTTTACAGTTCTCAAAAAAATAATAATGTGGTGAACCTCCATGAACTTTAGATACAGCTTCTCTTGTTATATTTCTTATAAATCTAAAAGGTCTTGAATTGGCTGCAACAAATTTTCTTGAACCATTAGTTGGGTCAACAAATACATCTTTATTTGTATCAATTAAACTTTCATCTCTTAATATACTAACTACTGTTTCAGATATTGAACCAGAGTATGATTTTGATACTCTTGTTCTTGAATTTCTTAGTGATTCTGTTGACACTAAATTTAAATCATATAATTGAGTATCATTACTAGCGTCTTGTCTAGCCTTTACACCTGTAACTGCAAATACATTATCAGTAAAATTTAACTCTCCTATGTCTGGTGTTTCTATTCTTAGTGCAACAAATTCTTGTCCTACTATTGGCATCTTCATAACCATATTAGTGTTATCAACTATAGTTAAAGATGCAATCAGTGATTGTGAAAACATATTTTCATAAATTTGAAAGGATATAACTTTATCATCAAGTCGTGCAACTGCACCTGTTGATGACATTAGTTTACACTCTAGTAGTTTATACTCGCCTGCATATTGTACTGGCATTAGATTATTGTTTCACTAATTAATTTTTTGTATTCGTCTACAAATTGGTCAACAAATGATGGGTCAAGTAATCTTATAGTTCTTTTAGCATCTTGTTCACTTTCTTCGTATTCACGATTTGTAACAGGGGTTAGACCTGTATACGCATCTTCATCAACATCATTTTCTATTTGTATTTTAACTTTTGTGTCACCAGAACTTTGTGTGGTTTCGTAATGATGTATTGCGTCTGGATTTGAATATTTATCATTCAAGTATTCATTAAACTGCATGAAACTCATAGGCCATTGATGATACCTGTCTGTGATATCATTTACAATTAAAATAATCCAGTGTAGTTCAGAATCACCATACAATTTAAATGCAATCATCTCTGGTGTTTCACCTTCTTTTACATCATAGGTATCATAAAGAGATGTATTACTCTTTAATTTAGCTCTAAGACCTACTCTTCGTAAAAGATTAGTTACATCTTTAAATTGTAAATCACCAACAGAATCGTATGGTATTATTGGAAAACTTTTAAAATACATTAAAAACCGTCCATAATTTTTTCTCTATGCATAATTTCAATCTCTGCAAATGCAAGTGTTACTGATGTTTCTACAGGTGGAGCACCTTCACTATTATGTGGGTCAAATGTTTTGTATCTATCACCACCATAGGACACTTGAACATTTTCTAGAAAACATTCTGACACTCTGTTTAGGTAAGTGTTTTCTTTACCTCTGTAATGATACTCTATGTTGAATGTTGCTGGATAGTTAAGTGTATCTCTTTTTAAACCCTCTTTGAGTTCTGGCATCATGTTGAATTTAAATGCAGCTACTATTTTTTTAATTTCATCTGCTTCTCTTGAGTTTCTTGGTATCATTTTAAAGGTATATTGAAATTTTCTTCTGTCAACACCCTTAAATGCAAGTTGCATTCTGTCTGCGATTACTTCAGCTCTACCTATTTCAACTGCTTCTCTAGCACCAGTAACACCAATACCATCAAGTAAGTCTAGACCCTTTAATAATGCTTTTTTCTGTAATCCTTCTGTGACCATAGGTATAACTTTATTATATGTGTCTGACAAACCAGCACCAGCAGTCAAATCACCAATTGCTTGTCCTACTGCACCAGCTAACGCACTGATTTGAAAATTTTCATATTTTGCACCGTATGTTACTTGAACCTGTGCAGGCATATATAATGCGATTGCAGTATCTAATCTTTTTCTAGATGGCATAGTCACTCTAACATTATTTTCCATTCTATTTTGAATTGATTTTGTTTGTTCTGTAAGTTCTTCGTCTGCATTTACTTTACCATCACTATTGTTAGTATTATTTGGGATATAGTTATGATTGATTTGTGAATACCCATAGCCTGGTCTTTTTTGAATAACAGTATCATCTTTAAATTGATTATTCAGTCTTTCCATTGTAACAAAATTCTTAGAATCATACTGAACACTACCACCTTGACTAGTTAATTCTGCTTCTGGAATAGAAACAGGTTTTCCACCTTGCATTTTTGTCTGATTTATTTTACCTGATAAACCCATCTCCTGTTCTGCTTCTTTTAAATTTTGTTTACCTTCGTCTGGTATGACATCACTAAATTTTAATTTTGTCTTTTCAAATTCATTGATGTAAAAGATAATGTAATGTCCATGATTACCAACGCCTGGGTCTGAATCAATATCTGAAGGAAACTGTAACAATTTAGGACTAACACCAGATACTTTGGTGTCATTTAAATCTTTTAAATCAGAACTATCTCTTACACCTTGTTTACCTTTAATCTTACCAAGAAGGCCTGGTAGATTACCAGCAACTTTTCTTAATCCTGTATTGACGACTGTGGTTGCGATACCTTTTGCGAAGTCTATTGCCATGTATAAATACTCCTATGAAGGTATTTAGTCGTTATGTCATACAAAGGTAAATATATTCCAAAGAACCCACAAAAATACAAGGGTGACCCATCACAAGTAATTTATCGTTCTTTGTGGGAACGCAAGTTTATGGTCTATTGTGATAAGAATGATAAGGTTATAGAATGGGGTAGTGAGGAGATAATCGTCCCATACAGGTCGCCTTGGGACGGTAAAATGCACCGATACTTTCCAGACTTCTATATCAAGATAGAACAAACTACAGGTGGTGTCAAGAAGTTTCTTATCGAGGTCAAACCTAAACATCAATGTAAAGAACCTACCAAAACACCAAAGAAACGCACACGCAAATGGTACAATGAAGTCAAAACATATGGTATCAATCAAGCTAAATGGAAATCTGCAATAGACTGGTGTCAGAACAGAGGTATGGAATTTAAGATACTTACTGAAGACCATCTCAATCCGAAGTATAAATAGTATTATGTACGAATACAGATGTAAAATAGTCAAGGTAATTGACGGTGATACAGTTGATGTAGATATTGACTTAGGGTTTGGTGTGTGGTTACACAAAGAACGTGTTAGGTTATATGGTATCGATACTCCAGAAAGTAGAACTAGAGATTTAGAAGAAAAGAAGTATGGTATGATGGCCAAAAAATTAGTTCTAACTTTAATGCCTATTGGTTCTATGCAGATACTTATTACAGAAAAAGATAAGACAGGTAAATTTGGAAGAGTACTTGGTAAGTTCAAAGTACACGAACCACACCTTGATAGAATGGTAATACTTAATGAATTTATGGTTGACAATCACTACGCAGTAGAGTATCATGGTCAATCTAAGTATGATATAGACGAAATACACATGGAAAACAGAAAGAAATTAGATGGCCGTTCCAAGTAAATACATTCAAAGTGTAGTAGATGCAGCTAAAGGTAGACCAAAATCAACTGATTGGTATAGAGATAAAATAAGAGAATTTGGTACACCTAAATCACTAGACTTAATCAGAGATGGTAAACAAGCAACAAGACCTTTCTTTGGTCGATTGAATATGTTTTTCTATGACCCAAAGTTAAAAAAGAAATTACCATATTACGATAGGTTTCCACTAGTGTTACCATTAGAGAATTACAATGATGGGTTCTTAGGAATTAATCTACACTATCTACCAATACCATTGAGAATGAAACTACTAGATAGATTAGTAGACTTTAGTAACAACACAAAGTTTGATGAGTCTACAAGATTAAATGTAAATTATCAAAATTTAAAAAGAGTAAGACTTATTAAACCAACAATAAAAAGATATCTTGCTGGTAAAGTTAAATCAAGATTTCGTAGAGTAGATGCAGATGAGTTTACAGTTGCAACATTATTACCAGTTCAAAGATTCTCTAAAGCTTCTGCATCAGAAGTGTATAAAGATTCAAGGAAGATGATTTAATGCCAAAATTTAATTTAGGTGGATTAATAGAAGGAACTGCATACGGTGTCTTAAATGAGATACTTGCAGAGTTTCATAGTGATGATGGTTTTGCGTTACCTTCAAGATATGAAGTTGTAGTACTACCACCACAAGGTACTAGAGGTAAACCTAAAGGTGCATTAAACAATGTGTTCTCACAGGTCATGCAAGAGAATACTGGTGAAGGAATAACAAGGAAAGTTGGATTACAATGTGAAGCAATAGAGTTTCCAGGCCGTAACCTAGATACTGCACCAGATAATAACATATATGGCCCAACAAGAGAAATAGTGCAAGGTTATTCTTACGGAGATATTACTGCAACATTTAGAATGTCTTCAGATTATAAAGAGAAGAAGTTTTTTGAAACTTGGCAACGACTTGCATACAACCCACAAACTTGGTCAATGGGTTATTATGATGAATATAGTGGTGGATTGCAAATATATTCATTAGACCAACAAAACAAAAGAAGATATGGAGTAGAACTAATAGAGTGTTTTCCAAAAACAGTGGCTGCACAAGCATTAACTGCACCACAAGCAACTGAGGTGCAAAAACTACAAGTAACATTTAGTTATAGATATTGGAAAAACTTAACAGATGAGTCACAATTACCAAAACCACTGCGTGATAGAATTGAAGAAGTGGTTATTAATAGTGCAGAGAGGCAAATAAGAGCTGCAATACCAAGAGTATTGTCTAGATTATAAAGGATAATTTATCATGGCTTTACCAAAGTTAAATACACCAACCTATGAGTTGGTTTTACCATCTACTGGTGAAAAAGTAAAATACAGACCTTTCCTAGTAAAAGAACAAAAGATGCTAATGTTAGCACAAGAATCTAAGGACGAAAATAGTTTAGCAGATACACTTGGAGAATTAATAAAATCTTGTACTTTTGATAAAATAGATGCAGAAAATTCACCTGTGTTTGATATTGAATATATTTTTTTAAAACTTCGTGCAAAATCTGTAGGAGAAACAGCTGAAATATCCATTCTTGCAAAAGATGATAATAAAACAAGAGTACCTGTAAAAGTCAATTTAGATAAAATTGATATACATATGACAGCTGACCACACAAATGAAGTGCAGATTGATGAAAAAATTAAATTGGTTTTAAAGTATCCAGTATTAAGAGATATGAAAAATATATCAGAATCAGATGACGAATATAAAAAGATGTTTGCTGTTTTAAATAAATGTATATATGAAGTACATGATGGGGATAAAATTTACAATGCAATTGATTTAACACAAAAAGACATAGATGAATTTGTTGACTCAATGAATACATCACAATTAGCAAAAGTTTTAGAGTTCTTTTCAAGTATGCCTAAATTAAGACACCCAGTGTCATTTACAAATCCAAAAACAAAAGTTAAAAATGAGGTTGTGTTGGAGGGCCTCCAAAATTTTTTAGATTAGGACTGTCACATGAAAGTGTGACAAATTACTATAAAACTAATTTTGCATTGATGCAACACCATAAATATAGTTTAACAGAGTTAGACAATATGATGCCTTGGGAAAGAGAGATTTACTTAGGTCTTTTGATGGAGTTTATTAAACAAGAGAATGAAAGGGTTGAGAAGGAAAACCAAAAAATGAGAGGATAATCGCATGGCAGACAAAATAACTAAAACGGTTGATAATGAGATTGCGAAAAAAGATTTAAATGGTGATGGACACATCTCAACAGAAGAATTAGAGATGGACTTGGAATTTAAAAGAAGAGAACTAGAAGATGCTGATGCAAGACGAGATGCAATGAGAAAAATGACATGGTTCGCATTAATGGGTATGTTAGTGTATCCAATCGGTATCGTGATTGCAGACCTTATAGGTTATGAAACAACAGGACAACTATTAGCAGATATTGCACCCACATACTTTGTTGCAATTTCAGCATTAGTAGCTGCATTCTTTGGTGCGAATGCATATGTAGATAAGAAGAAGAAATAATGTCAGAATTTCAACAATTAATTGAAGAACAAAGAAGAACAACAATTGCACTTGAGAAACTATCTGGTGCTACTGGTTCTAAGCAAGAGGAAATCATACAGGGACAAAAAGAGGACACAAGAACTGTCGAGCAAATAGAAAAAGATAGAATGAGAATGCAGAAAGTTAGAGATGCAAAAAATGATAAAGGTAAATCTGCTGAAGAAGAAGATAAAAAATCAGATGATGCAAAGGACGAAAAAAATCTATCAATTTTAGGTAGAATAAGTGGAGGGATAGGAGGTTTATTTAAAATCTCTAAAGATGTAGCAAAAAATGTAACAGGTAATAAGTTTTTCAAAGGTGCAGCTATGATTGCATTGTTTATGCTTCTACCTAAAATATTAAATCACCCTATTATGAAAAAAACAATAAAACTTATAGAAGATGTTGTAATACCTAATTTAAAAAAAATAAAAGATTTTCTTCTTAAAACTTTTGGTGAAGATAGTCTATTAATTGCTGGATTATTAGGTATCACTCTGATATTAAAACCTGGCTTGATTGTTAAACCCTTAATGTTAGCAGTCAAAGGACTCAGACTTGCATTTCGTTTAATAAGATTTTTTATCAATAATCAGTTGACTAGAGGATTGTTAAATATAGTAAAAGGAAGAGTTCCTAAATTATTTATGGCTGCAATCAAAGGTCTTCGTATTGCATTTATGGCAATCAGAGGATTTATGATGACAACTCTTATACCAGCGATAATGGGTACATTAACTGCAATGGCAACTGCAATCGCACCCTTACTAATACCAGCTGCTCTAATCATTGCAGCTGCAGTTGTCTTACTTGGTATATTTAAAAGTATTAATGACGCATTCAATGAGTTTAGCACGACAATGGAGGACACTGGAAGTGTAGGAGAAGCAATCAAGGGTGCGATAGCAAGATTCTTTGGTTCTCTCTTATCTTTTATACCAGGCTTGTTTTTGAAACTTATTGGGTTTGTCGCAAAAATGTTTGGGTTTGATAAATTTGCAGAAAGTCTTCCTTCTATGGGTGAACTCAGTGATATTATGACACAAGGTATACTAGACGCAGTAAATTTTGTTGCAGATATTTTTAGTAAAGCATTTGAAGCTATCAAAAACTTTGGTAAAGGGATATTACAAAAACTAGGTTTGATGAAAAAAGAAGAGGATATGACACCAGAAGAATTGAACGAAAAAAAGACAAAAGATATGCTAAAAGAGCAAAAAGATGAAACTAAAAGAAGAAAAAGACTTGCAAGTAAATTAAGTCGTGAACAAAGAAGATTAACTGCTGATAGAAAAAATGCTGAAGAACAATTTGAAAAGGGAGAGATTACTGCTGATGAATTAGAGGGTGTCAAAGCAATGGAAAAATCTGGTATTAAAGCAATGTCAGAAAACAGGTTCTTCCTTGAAAAATCTAGAGAAACAGAGGACGCATTAAAAGCTGATTTGAAATCTGATAATTTTAGAATTGCAAGAGGTGAGGGTGAGTTTGGTCAGGGTGATATGTCTGGTGCTACAAAATCTGCAGCTTTAAAAGCACAAGAGTCAAGAATAGACCAAATAAACGACCAGATGTTAGAGAAGTATGGATATAAAACTGACCAACAGGGAGCTCCTGTAATTATTAATAATGATGCAAGTGTTAGGAGTAGTAGTTCCAATACACAAAATGTAAATGAAACTATTACTCCTAGAGATGGTCTACTTGTTTCTGCTACAGCAGACTTTTAACCATTCGCAAGTTTATTGAAGTAGTCCATAGTGTCTTCTTCTTCTTTAACTACATTCTCAACAGGTTTCGTATCTACCTTTGGTGCAACAACGGCATCATCAACAACTGTTTGATTACTTACCACTTGTTTACCAGATAGTACTGCGTCTAGTCTTGTCTTAAGTTCTTCATACGATTTGAAGTTACTTGGTGCAGTGAAGTCTGCCAGTGAATACTGTTCTTTCCAAATTCTTTCAATCGCACTATCGTCATCTAGAATTGCAGATGGAGCTTCAAACTCTGACTTATCATAGTTCCA